AAGACGGAGATAACGCACGCAGCGGTAATCGGGATCTTCTGCTATGCGAGTGTGACTATCGCCCGCTTCCTCGACCTTGCGTCTGCGCTTATGCGAGACAAACGCTTCGACGAAAAGCAGGCTCGCATCATCGTAAGCGAGGGTAAGCTGGAGGGAGACCCCAAGAAGCTGGCTAAGAAGTTCGGGAACGGAGCGTCCAGCAAGGGCTACGCTTCATTCATCCTCAGACTTGTCATGTACTACATCTTTGTAGCTCTTGCAGGCTTTGTCGATGGGCTTTTCCTTATGTCTGATGCGTGGTCATACGTTCACATGCACGAGCTCCCATACGTATCTGTGTTCGTTACGCTACTTATCATACATACGGAGTTCACGAGTATTTGGGAGAATAGCCCCAGAAACGTCACGCAGAGCATGGAGAAGAGTATGCGACGCTTCGTGAAGGGAGCTAACGCAATACGCAACAAGGACGTCGAAGAGATCCGAGAGATCTTTGTCGAGCGAGTAAAGAGAGAAGAAGGAGAAGAGTAATACCGACACGACTATGAGCAAGTACTTTTCCCTCTCCGAGATGACGCACAGCGGTACGGCTATCTCTCGGGGCATTCCCAACGACCCCACAGACGAGCAAATACAAGACCTCAACCGCCTAATGGACTACTTAGACGAGGTGCGTGAGGAGTTTGGGCAACCAATCATCGTCACCTCGGGCTTCCGCTCTCCACGGCTCAACAGAGCGGTGGGCGGTGCGATGACCAGCCAGCACGTCAAGGGGCAAGCAGCGGACATCCGACCAGCGCAAATAACGGACATCGGGCGACTATTCCGCCTCATCCGTGCGCACGGGGGCTTTGACCAGCTCATCGACGAGCGTCCAGTGGGGAGAGCCCCGTGGATACACGTGTCAATAGCCCCTACCACACGACAGCCACGAGGCGAGGTGCTGGAGTATGACGGCAAGAGCTACAAGCGAATGAACTAACAGCAGGGCGGGCGGTGACGTGAGGCCTCCGCCTGCTCCTGCCAACAAACCAACAGCCTCACACAACATAATCAAACCTTTTATGAAAGCATTTGGAAAGGACGCCTGCCAGAAGACAACGGCAACGCTCCCACTCGCGCAGCGAGGCAACGACACCCTCATCAGAGTAGCTCTTGTAGCCAGACCATCGGGTAAGGCTATCGATCCTACCACTCTTGAAGCGCTCCACGTGAGGGTAAAGAGTGAGCAGGGTACGCAGTGTGCAACGATCCCATATACCATCTCCAACGGTGAGCTGGTGGTAGAGGTGACGGCTGACATCTCACGACTGCTCGGGCTTGGCGTATATACGCTCGTCGTTACAGGTCGCACGCCCGATAAGGACTACGCCGACGGTTACCACGACTACGAGATCGTAGCACCGCTCTGTAAGGTCGTGAAGAGCGCCACCGAAGCAACCACCGATAGCATCACCGCACAGGCGCTCGTGGCTCTCCGAGGAGAGCGAGGTCTATCCGCCTACGAGCAGGCGGTTCAGGAGGGCTTCAAGGGGACGTTCCAGGAGTGGATCAAGAGCTTAGTCCCCGCAGTGCCTACCCCTGCACCCGCACCTGCAGGCGACGTCGTCTCCCTCGAGGAGTTCAACAAGCTCAAGGACACCGTCAACTCGCTGTCTGTACAGCAGATGCCCGAGGACAAACTCAAGGCTATTCTGTCAGTCATCAATAATATGTTCTTCTACGTCGGCGTGTACATTCAGGCTAATGCTCAGGGTGCTGGATCCGATGAGTGGACAGAGGCCGTTAAGCCTTATAAGGATAAGATGGTTGACGGCGTCCTCACCCTCCTTAATCGAGATAGGTCAAACGAGGATAACGTCAAGGAGGCAGAGCAGCTTATCCCCCAGTACGAGTCAGCAGGCATACTCTTTACAGGGATCGATGAAGCCGTCGAGGAGTACATCAGGCAACTGAAGGAAGAGCTAAAGAATAAGCAGGCCGAAGGCTCGCACTCTGAGGCTCAGCCCTAAACGAAAGCGCCCCACCAATAGGCAGGGCGCGAGAGAGGAAGGGGCTGGATAGGACTATGGTGAGTACGAAATCTGAAAGCCAATCTCCAGCCCCAGCGCCTCTCTCCTACAAAGGTAGCAAGCTGTGGCTACCTATCAAAGCATTTACACAGATTTACGATGAAAGCAAATAGACTGAGCGCACTGGAGACGCTCCTTATAGTCGTAGCCGTGGCATTGCTGGGCTACTTCCTGACCTCCTGCTCCCCACGTGTGCGAGTTGTCCCCGTAGAGCGGACGAGGGTAGAGTGGCGTGACCGCTGGCGGTTGGATAGCGTGTATGTCCACGATAGCATCTACCTCACCGAGCGTATGGCTGGCGATACCATCTACAAGGTCAAAGAGGTGTACCGCTGGCGTGACCGCTGGCGTATCGATACCATCAATACGGGGCGAGTAGACAGCGTCCGAGTGACCGAGGTGGTGGAAGTCCCCGCCAAGCTCACTGCGTGGCAGGCGTGGCGGTTGAAAGCCTTTGCGCCCCTCCTCGCTATTGCGGTGCTACTGGGTGCGTGGGTATCCCGCAGGCTGTGGCTACCGCTTCTGCGTGGGCTGTAATTGTCCAAGGTCTGTCCAAACAACAGCCCAAAACGTAGCGTTGGTGGGCTGTAAACTGCGCTATGTAGCTGTATCTTCGTGCGTTGCAAATGTCCAAACACTGAGAGGCTGAACGCTTTGGCATAGGATCATTTTCGTGACCTCACGAAAAAGGTCTGAGGGCGTTTGGTGGTATCAAAACTTTGCCTACCTTTGCAGTGTAGATGAGTGCACGCTTCTACATTTGTCCACCCTTCGGGGTGCTGAATTCAAACGAGCTTATGCTCTCAGATGTACGTGATTATTTGCGTAATCTCGAAACGTCAAACAGGGCGGGGAGGTGAACACTTCCTCGCCCTTCTTTTTGTAGCAAAGCGCCCCCGCCCCCTCCCATCAAGGTAAGCGGGATACCTGGACTAAGCCCCGCCACAAAAGAAAGCCCCTGCGCCTTTCGGTACAGGGGCTTCGCTTTTGCTTGTTGGTGGTTAGTGTCCGAATGCGGTGGTCATCATACCAAACTGCTTGTCGGTGATAAGTAGTGTCTCTACGAGGTCACCCTTTCGCAAGCATATCTGCACTTCTGCCTGCATCTCTTTTGCCTTCTGTAAGCTGGGGCAGTGTCGCTTGAGCGACTTTGAGAATGCCGATGATGAAAAGCCTCTTGCTTCAAGGCGCTTGCGTGAAGCAGTTGAGAGCTTGTCCGTGAGGACGAATACCCACCAGATGTGGTACTCGCTGGTTTTCTTGTCCATTGTCTTTGTCTTGTTTACGTTACGTGTCTCGTGGCTCTCTGCCCTTTGACACTACAAAGATAAGGCAACTTTTTCACACCGCCAAATTTTCGGTGAAAATAATTACGCACACTTATATATAGTCATATACACGGATATACAAGCTATTTGTTCAATATATTTTCACTACCTTTGCAGAAGAACGGAAAATATACAGATGATATGGCAAGTGTAAAGAACGAGAACATGCAGGCTACCTTGGACACGTTGCGCACCTACGCTGGTGCGTCCACAGATGCAGGTCTTGCGACTATCCTTGGTATCTCACGAGAGCGACTGCGTCAGTGGCGACTTCGTGAGGTGTACGATGTGGATGTGATTAGAGGGGTGTTCCCCGAGCTGTCCGAAGAGTGGCTAACTACGGGCGAGGGCTTGCCCTTTACCCCTGAGGGAGTAGACAAGCTTATACCGCACCTTGATGAGCTAAGGGCGCTCCTCTTAGCCAAGGATGCTATCATACAGCAACAGCAGGAGCATATCGCTAAGCTCACCATCGCACTCACTCGGAGGGGGTAGGGTTTGGTGGAATCAAAAGATTAGCTACCTTTGTAGAGCTATCGAGGCGGTCGTCTCCGCCCGTAGTTTACGTTACGTAGCCCAAGTAGGCATATTTGCGCTTGGGTGAAAATCAGAGCGGGGAGATTTCGGTCTCCTCACTCTTTTTTTTATTCCCCTAATACCAGCCCCACCACCTCAGCGTTGAGCTTATCCACCCGTGCGTAGTCCTTGCGAATGTACCTATCCGTGACCTTGTGGGCAGATATATGATTGAGAGCAAACGCCACGTCCTCCTCGCTCGCCCCTACTTCGTTGCGTGCTATGGTCGCCCAGCTGTGACGGAGGGCGTAGGAGGTCATCGGAGGCAAGCCCGCTTCCTTGCAGAGCTTGGCTATCCCCCGAGATATGTAGCTCGTGCAAGAGTGCCTATCGTAGTAGCGCGCGGAGAGATTGAGAAGATAGCCATCCCGTGCGCCATCTGTAAGCCTTGCGAGAGCCTCCATAGCTTGCGGGGGTATGCTGACCTCCATATACGCCTTGTCGCTTCGCTTGCCCTTGGTCTTGGCTCTGTGGTAGCATAGCTTGTCCCACTGGAGGTTGTCGGGAGTGAGTTCGTACAAGTCCGCCACATTCATCCCAGCGAGGCAGAAGCTCACACGTGCCACGTCTTGGGCGTACCTCGCTTGCCCGCCTATGGGAGTGTGCGTAAAGAACGCACGGAGTTGCTCCACGCTCACGCTGCGCTTCTCGGGCGTGTCCCCGCTCGGTATCTTTAGGAACTCAAACGGGCGGTTTGCTACACGCACCACCCCTCTATCGTAGTCGTTGTACTCCTCCATCCCAGCATTGAAGATAGCTTTGAGTAGCGTTGGGTACATACTCTTCGCCCGCTTCGTGTGTGCGAGGCTCTCTATCCATTGGCGCAGGAGCTTTGACGTGACCTCGGAGAATCCGATAGAGGGCTTCCCAGCGAACGAGAGGAAGCTATTGAGGGCGTAGCGGTAGTTGTCCGCTCGCTTCACCCCACGCCCTGAGAGCTTGCGTATGTAAGCGTCTGCGAAGCTCGCAAATGGGATATCCTCCACGGCACTATCCGTGGCTATCTCCACCACCTCCTTAGCCGTGAGGTTGTCTATGCGCTTCCCCTGCAACCTATCGTAGTAGGTGCAGATAATCGCAGAGGATCGCATAAGGATGCGCGGGTCTGTTACCTCACCCTTCTCATTCACCCCGCTATCCTGCACGACGAGGTCGGTGCGTATGTAGGCTGGCTTCCCGTGGTGGGTGCATAGAATGTATACGGGGTGAAAGCCGTTGGCTCTGCGATTTCTTATTTTGGCTTTGAATGTCGGCATACCTGTAAGCTATTTGTAAGTAAAGGCGACTTATTGGGGGTGTTTTTATATGCTTTTGCCTCTCCCGAGGGTAAAAATAGCGGGTCAGTCGCCACTCTGGGGAGGCTTCTAATCCGCTATTTTTCAGTTACTTAACTATCGTGGTCCCACTTGGGCTTGAACCAAGGACTCCCTGATTATGAGTCAGGTGGAACCCATTGATAGTAAGGCTTTTACATAGGCAGTGTAAGGGGAGAGGTCAGGGGATAGGGCTATTTGAACACGCCAAACGCAGCGACGAACACCACGATAAGGACGGTTATCACCCCAGCGATGATGAGGAGGGTGGTGCTGTTGTCGTCCGCTTTTGCGGGCGTGTTTTCGCCCGTTGTAGGCTCCTCGCTATTGCGCCCCTGTGAGGCTCTTACCGCCCGCAGGTCGTCCCCGATACGAGCCACGGCAGAGAAGAGGCTACCGAAGGCGAGCGAGGGGATGCTGGAGAAGAGGTAGATGAGGCTCACGGGGTTGAATATTGTCCTTGTCCCGATAGTGAAGCCGTCTTCTATAATAGGCATCTTGATAGTGCAGGTACAGATGAAGGCGATGAGGCACACGAGCGTAAGCCCGACGGAGAAGACGAGGCCCCACGCGCGGAGGGCTTGGTAGGGGCTTGATGAATTGGTAGAGGTTGTTTCCATATTGATATTGTATTAAGTGGTTACCATTGCGACATACTGCGGTCTATGATGCGCTCCACGTAGAAGAACGCCCGCACGTCCTTGAGGTTTACTGCGAAGTCCTCGTACTTGCTGTTGAGGGAGTGCAGGTGGATAGTGTCGTTCCTCTTGACGTGCTTTGTGAGTTGCTTGAGCAGGATACCCTCCTCTTCTATCACGACTACCACGTTCGGGTACTTCGTATTGATTAGACCATACTGCCAATCTTCGGGGTACACCTCACGGCAGAGGACTATATCCCCCTCACATACGGAGCGTTTGCTGTCGTCGTCCATACTATCCCCTTTCACTCGGAAGAGCTTGTAGCGGTCTGATACGGCACGCTCCAGCACGACCTCCATAGTGTCGAAGGCGTCGTACACGTCTTCGGGGTCTTGTGAGGGGTCTTTATCGTAGAGGAAGCCCTTGCCGATACCAGCCTGCGCCTCTATGGGGATTATGGGGAGCGTCTGTATGGTGCGTGAGCCCTGCGCCACGCTCTCCACTTCGTGGGGGGCTCTGTAGGGCTTCTGCGGGGCTTCTGTGCCATCTACGAACATCTCGCCCTCTCCTGAGAGAAGCCAGCTTCTATTGTAGTGGGGGAAGGCTGATTTTATCTTATCCGCCATCTTCACAGATATGCTCTGCGTCTTTCCGTTGTTTATATCGTATAGGGCTTGAGAGCGACCCATTCCGAGCCTCGTTCCCAGCGTGCTTATGGTCAAGCCCTCGTGCTTAAGTATTCCGCTTAGCACGGTCTGACCTATGGAAAATTCTGAACCCATAGTTGTGCTTTCAGAAATTATCTGTATCTTTGTACTACCAAATCGCCCTTTGGTAGGAAGCCATCCATACGTTGGCAAAAGGAAATCTCAAATACCTCTCCTTGGTCTGGGCGAAGACTGGGGGGAGGTACTCCTTTTTAGGAGAATATCAGCACTCAGCTATCGGTGATGAAACGAACGTTCGGGAGTGCTGATTAAACCCCTCGAAGTAGCCGTGGTAGCCAATCCACCGCAAGGAGTCCGTAAGGGGGGAGCAGGGCGAAAAGCCAGATGCTCGGACAGCCCACCACTGGGCGAAAAGCTGGTAAATGTTCCGTTGCGTAGTGGACAACGCACGGAGCTGGTGACGAGGCGACCGACAGGGCACTGCGGGATACTCCACCAAAGCTCCCGACCTCATACGGACAGCTGGAGGAACAGCCCCGTATGGGTAAGGGGGCTTTATGGCTCAAAAGCTCCCTCTTGAGCTTGCGTGATAGCTTACAGAGGGTATGCATAATGAAATCTTAAACTTAGAGTGATTATGGAGCAAGAAAAGAAGAGCTTAGTCAAGAAGTTGGAGCGTGTGGACGAGAAGTTCTCAGACGTAGCAGACGTATGCGTCGGGTTGATCTGCAAGGCCCTTGTAATTTTCAGTATAACGATTTGCGCACTCGCAGTCGTTGCCCTACTGATTATGCTTGTCATATCTACCTATTCTGAAATTTCTTCACAGCTCTTTTGAGGTACTCCCGAGCGCTGAAGAACATGGCTTCGCTATCCATTGGGTAGGCATCCATTCTCTCCAGCGCTCGGTACACGCTATTCATGTCGTACATACCCATACCAGCCCCGTCATACTCCCTGCTCCAGCTGTCGGTAACCTCAGCGAGGTCCTCGGTAATGGAGAGCATGTAGTGGGACCACACCCTATCTTTCTCGGGAGGCAGGGAAAAATCGGACAGCGGAGCTATCTTCTCAAGAGCCATAACCAGCGAAAACATACGATCCTGCCAGCTCTCTGCTATCTCTGTCGGCTCCGACCTTTCACACCAATACCAATGCCACCACCTTATCTCATTCTCCCTATCCACCTGAGAGCGTAGCCCGACGAGCTGGCCACTTAGGCCGTCCAGCTCTTTCTTGAGGTCGTCTATTCGCTTTGATAGCTTTCCACGGACAGTGTCGAGAGATATAGCACTCCATACCTGCCACCCAACAGACGCAGCGAGAAGCGCAGACAATATCGCAACAAGGACGCTTATCGTTGTATAAGTGCAATCCATAGCTTACCGTTGTCTATATTCGGAGATTATTTGTGCAGTTGGGTTTATGTCTCTTTGGGAATAGGTAGTTAGCCACAAAGTAGAAGATACCGAGTACATTGGTGGTTGTAGTCCCCAAGATAGCGATCAGTACAGGGTCGGATAGGTGGAACTTCGCCTTTTCAGACTCAGAAAAGCCCGACATTAGAAGCAATATCCCTACGCACACCATGTAGACGCAAAGCAGGTTAAAGGTCTTGCCTGCATACACCTTTCGCTCCTCTCGGTCTTGTTTAATGCTTTCTACTTCTTCTTTTAGCTTATTGTACTCCTCTGTCTGTTTCTTTAGCTCTATGAAGTTTACCTCCTTTTCTTCTGCGTCGGGAGCCTCTACCTTTATTTCCCTATCTAATTCCAGCGCTTCAAGTGCCTCGTGTAGATCATATAGAGACCCGCTACTTCTTTTGCGCATTATTCCTGCGAATTAGATCCATAACCTTCTCGTAGTAGTCCCTGGTGCGCTCATCGGGGATTACTCTGTTCTCCCCTTCGACGTACGCCATACTCCATGGGGTTCCAGGTTCATGTGTGAGAGAGACAAGATCCCTATCTGAGAGCTTTATGTACCTCTTCCAAATCAGCTCTACAAGCCTTTTATCTTCTTCGTTCTCCAGCTTGGGAACGTCAAACTTTTCCTTTGCCTCCGATGCGCTCCAGCGGGCTATAACTGCAGGCTCTGTGATAGGGTCGTATTTGTTATGCTTGAAGCTGTGATATACGGAGGGGATTACAGGACCATACTTCCACGCCTCAATTCTATCAAACCGAGGATCAATCAGCGGGCGCCCTGTTATAGCCAAGGAGAACCCATGGGCGATATACACGCGCTTTACTAATCCGAGGAGGTGCAGGGGCACCTTATCTCTTTTGGATAGCTCTACAAAGTAGTTGGCTACCGCCAGTGCGTTTACTTCCATAACTGATTTGATTTCTGAACGAGGCTACCGCTGTAGCACGGCCTCCATTGTTGCTCTGATGCGATGAATTGATACGATGCTTATCGTTGTCTACCACACAAAACTACAAAAAAAGTAATTATACTGCTTTCACGCTCTTAAAAGTGCAGGAAAAAAAGCCACCACGCTCGCCCGTGTGCATTATATAGTACGCGCGCGAAGTAAAGCCCTTCGGGCTGGTTGCTGAGGGCTGAACACACCACGAAAGGCACGAAAGCGGGGCAAACGCAGTCCCAAGCCAAAATTTTTTCACGCTCAATATCGGCCACTTACAAAATGAAATGAAGAAAGTTTCTGAAAATGCTTGCTCATTCAGAAAGTTTCTGTATCTTTGCAGTGTAAAGGATGAGCAACAACAACGCCACCTTCACAGCAGAGGTCTTTGACATACTTGATACAGGCGACAATAATAGATAACTCACGCAGGTGCAATGCCTGCACAGTGATTAACAATACCGCTTGCAGGCTTAGACCTATCGTGCTAAGCACTGAACGGCTAACGACCGCCCCCTGGACTTCGCAACGTCCCTGCAAGCACTAAACAACAAACACCACTAAACAAGACACCACTATGAGTACAGAAAGAAAGAGCCAGCTGAGCAGAGTATTCTCGCTCGCTTGGCAGTTCGTCAAGCGCAACGGGTTCAGCCTCTCAGAAGCCCTCAAGACGGCGTGGGCAAACATCAAGCTACACGCAAAGATGCAGAAGGGTATCGTAAAGTTCTACTACCAAAAGGTAGACGGGTCAATTCGTGAAGCCTACGGCACTCTTAAAAGCGAGCTTGTCCCAGACACGAAGGACAGCGGGCGCAAGGCAAACCCAACCCTTCAGACCTACTTCGATACAGAGCGCCAAGAGTGGCGCTGCTTCAAGGTAGCCAACCTCATCTACTAACCCCCACAGGGGTAGCCCTAACTCACACGAGCGGGCTACCCCACCTAAACAGAAATACGGCTATGTACATAGAAGAGAGAGCATCCTACGACGAGGTAGACGAGAGCTATATCCAAGGCTTGATAGACGAGATGGCGCACGCCTTCTTCGAAGAGGGCGAATATATAGAGGCGGTCATCAAGATAGACGACGACCCACGAGTAAACGGCACGTCTGAGCTTATCGTGCTGTTTGAGTTGGACGGACAAGAGCTAACCGCCAGCTACAAGTACAAGACCGACAACAGCAAGGTCAAGGACTTCCCCGCCTTTGGCGAGGCGGACGTTAGCAAGACATTCAGATGGGCACAGCGCTACTACGACGAGTGCAACCCCAGTGACGACGGCGTAGCCGATACAGAGTATTGGCTGAATATGACTTACAGATAATCCCCCAGACTTATGAAACCCTTATCAGATAAAGCGATACTCAAGGTATCGTTATTCCTCACAGTAGTATCCTTCGTGTGCTTCGCTTGCGGTCTGCACTTTAACGACTTTGAGCGTATCGTGGTGCAGATCCTCGCACCGGTAGTAATGCCCAGCATCATCAACGAGATGATAGGCACAACGGACGAGGGCGACTATTAGCCCTACCCATTGTAGAGATGGTTTTCTTTCATAGTGTTTTTTGTTTATAGGGGCAGGCGAACCCGTGAGGGCAAGGCTCCCCGCCAAAATTTGACACTCACGCCAGCAATTGCGAGCTGGCGTACCTCACCTTGGTTCTTCTGAACACGGGTTTAATAGTTTAGACATACATAACTGCTCGCCAAATCCGAGAGGACAAGGCAAGTGATCTTTTATCAATCAGCGAGGTAAATCCGTGAGGACAAGGCTCGCTACAAAGTGAACAACATTTTTCCACCACTAATTACAGCTACTATGTTACAGACATTCTTCACGGTCAACCCCATAGCGTGGGTAGACCTACCACCCACCTGCTTTGACCGCTATGGCGAGCGCCCCGTATCTGAGTCGAGTATCGGCACAGCGAAGCTATCTACCCCAGTGGTCATCTGTGAGAAAAAGAGAGACGACGTAACTGCGTTCAACGTCAAGATAGACGGCTCTACTATCCTTATGGACTTCGCTACTCTTGAGGGGGCAAAGAGCTACGTCTACGACCTCTACACCTCGCACATAGCCTCTATCATCAGCCCCGTAGCCCCAGCAATAGCCCCAGCCGTCAAGGCAGACGAAGCGGACTACACCGACATCACCAACGACTAACCACAGATACAGATATGAGCCTTATTAAGCGATACTTCGAGCTGGAGACTCCCAGCTGTGTGAAGATGATGATTTACGGGCAGAGCGGTATGGGTAAGACCACGCTCGCTCTGTCCGCCCCACGCCCCCTGCTTCTCGACTTTGATGGCGGGGTGAAGCGTGTGAATATAGCGCACGTCAAGGACGTAGGCACAGTGCAGGTCGGCTCGTGGGCTGAGGTCAATGCGGTGCTCCAAGAAGACCTCAGCGGGTTTGATAGCATCGTGGTAGACACAGCGGGCAAGATGATGGACTTCATCATTACCCACGTCTGCGGACTTCGCCAGCCAAAAATCAACGATTGGGGCGCAATTAATCTTGAGGTGCAGGGCTTCGTCAGACGGCTCTCAGCGCTCAACAAGCACGTGATGATAGTTGCTCACCGAGACGTACGAAAAGAGGGCGATACTAACGTGTTTATCCCCGCTATCCGAGAGAAGACCTACAACGCCCTTGTGGCAGAGCTTGACCTGCTCGGCTACATGGAGACTAAGACCGAAAACGGCATAGTCAAGCGAAGCATCACCTTTGACCCTACGCCTCGCAACGACGGCAAGAACACCTGCGGGCTACCCTCGGTAATGTTCATCCCCGAGATCATTGACCGAGCAACGGGGCAGGTGACCGCCCCCAACAACTTCGTGCAAGCGCAAATCATTGAGCCGTACAAGGCTATGATCGAGGTAAAGAGCCGAGAGGTAGCAAAGTACAAGCAGGTGATGGACGAGGTTAGAGAGGCGATTGACCTTGTCACAGACGAGGCGAGCGTAAACGACTTCGTGGATCGCATTGATAGCTTTGAGCATATCGGCTCAAGTAGAAATCAGGCAAAGCTCCTCATCAACGAGAAGGCAAAGAGCTTAGGGCTTGTGTACAACAAAGAAGCCAAGCGATATGAGCCAGCAGAAACAAAGTAGCTCAGTGGTGCGCTATCAGCTCTACCCCTCACTTATTGACGCTTACACGAACTACTCCCAGTCCGAGGTAATCTACAATAAGTATTGGGGTGGGGCTGAGAGCCCTGCCCTCACGCTCGAAGAGTACGAGGCACAGGCATTCCAAGACCTCATCGACAAGATCAACAGAGTGCAGAAAGACCTCATCAAGGCGGACGTCGGCACAGCGTTCAACGAGCTGGTAGACTGCCTTATCCTCGGGCAGAAATCCCCGAAGATGGAGGTAGAGAAGCTCTGCGACGAGGCAGGCAACGTAGTCTCTCTCAAGGCGAGCTACAACAAGCGCACATTCATCTACCCCGTGGACGTCGTCCGCCTCTTCGCAAGCAACTACAAGGGTGCTATCCCTCAGATGTTTGTCGAGGGCGTGCTACCGACAAGGCGAGGGGATGTGAGGCTCTACGGCTTCCTCGACGAGCTGATGCCCCTGAGTGTCCACGACATTAAGACGACAGGTTCGTACGAGGTGGGCAAGTTCAAGGGTAACGCCCAGCATCTTGTCTACCCCTACTGCCTCCGAGAAATGGGCTACACGAGTGTAGACCTATTCAGCTACGACGTAGCCGAGATAAGCACGAATATCACGAAGCAAAACCCCGAGCCTCCCGAGGTGGTAGTGAAGCTCAAAGCGACATACAGCGAAGAGTACCTATTCACCCCCGAGCGAGATATACCGCTCCTTGAGGAGAAGGTGGTAGAGCTTATTGACTTCATCGAGGCGAACCGCCACCTCATCACCAACCCTAAAATTTTCGCCCTCGAATGAACTACGACCTCTCCCGTGAGCTCGACAGAATGCAATTCAAAGAGAGGTGCAACTTCCTCTACCGACAAGGCACTCTTGTCGAGCTCACCGAGAAGAGAGGCAAGCGCACCCTCAAGCAAAACAGCTATCTCCACCTTCTGCTATCCTACTTCGCTCTGCAATATGGAGAGCGCATGGAGTACATCAAGCAGGAATTCTTCAAAAGGCACGTCAACCCCGACCTATTCCTCCGAGAGAAAGAGGGCAAGGGTATCGGACGCTACTACATACTGCGCTCCAGTGCTGAGCTGGACACGAAGGAGATGACCACCGCAATAGATCGCTTTCGTGACTGGGCTTCCAAAGAGGTAGGTATCTACTTACCTACCCCTGAGGAACACGGTCTACTGGGCGAAATGGAGCGAGAGGTGGAGATGAACAAACGCTGGATATAGAGATTATGCAGTACTCACTCCGCCCCTATCAGCAACAAGCCTCAGACTCTGCCGTCCGCTACCTCGAGAACAAGGCAGTGACCAAGGGCGCAGGGCTTATCGTCCTGCCGACGGGGTCGGGCAAGAGCCTTGTGATTGCTGATATCGTCAACCGCTTAGACGACCACGTCCTCATCCTCCAACCCTCAAAAGAGATCCTCGAGCAGAACTTTCAGAAGCTGGTATCCTACGGGCATATCTTCTGCTCCATCTACTCCGCCAGCTGTGGCAAGAAGCGCATCAGCAAAGCCACCTTCGCCACGATAGGCAGTGTGTACAAGAAGCCCGAAGCCTTCAAGCACTTCCAATACGTGATAGTGGACGAGGCTCACCTTGTCAATGAAATCCCCGACAGCATGTATATGCAGTTCTTCAAGGCTCTCGGAGGCGTGCGGTGCGTCGGTCTTACCGCCACCCCCTACCGCCTTTACAGCACCTCGGACGGGCAGGGAAACTTCGGCTCTATGCTTCGTTTCCTCACCCGCCTGCAAGGGCGCTTCTTCACCACGATACTCCACTCCACCGAGGTAGGCGAGCTTCTCCACGCTGGCTACCTCGCCAAGACGAACTACTACGCCGTAGACACGATACAGATAGACCGCCTCAAGGTCAATAGCACAGGGCAGGGCTACACCGACAAGAGCATACGAGATGAGTATAGGCGCTCGGGCTTTTCGGGTAAGCTCGCCAACGTGGTAGAGCGCCTCCTATACAACGCCCAGGTGCCACGCAGGGGCATCCTCGTCTTCACGCAGTTCATCGAGGAAAGCGAAGAGCTGATACAGCACTTCCCCGACATCTCTGCGATGGTGACGGGTGAGACCCCGAAGAGAGAGCGTGAGCGCATCCTTGCGGACTTCAAGGCGGGCAAGCTCAAGGTGGTAGCCAACGTAGGCACGCTCACCACGGGATTTGATTACCCCGAACTCGACACGATTGTGGTAGCACGCCCTACCCGCTCCCTCTCCCTATGGTATCAGATTGTCGGCAGGGCGATACGCCCCCACGCCAGCAAAGAGGCTTCGTGGGTGGTAGACCTCTGTGGCACGTACCGCCTCTTCGGCAAGGTAGAGGACTTAGAGATGGTAGATACCTCCCCCGATCACAGAGGTCTGTGGCAGATACGCTCCAACGGCAGACCTCTAACCAATGTACTTATCCCAGCGAACTGATGATTTCCCCCAACGAGCAGAGATATATAGACTTCCTCAAAGAGAAGATGGCCATAAGCCACGATAGTGGCTTCCAGATAGACAGAAACGACCTCACCCCAACCCTTTACCCCCACGTTAAAGACAGCGTAGAATGGGCTATCCGTGGCGGGTGCCGTGCTATCTTCAGCTCCTTCGGGATGCAGAAGACTGTCACACAACTCGAGATCCTGCGCCTGATCGTGAAGCACGAGGGCGGTAAGGCTCTTATCGTGTGCCCTAAGCGAGTAGTCCACGAGTTCACGCACCAAGCGAAGAAGCACCTCGGGATGGACGTGCAGTATGTCCGCAACCGCTCCGAAATAGAGGCGTGCACCTCGGACGTGATGGTGACCAACTACGAGCGAGTGCGAGACGGGGATATTGAGCCGTCCTACTTCGTAGCTACATCACTCGACGAGGCAAGTGTCCTGCGAGGCTTTGGCACGAAGACGTACCAGACGTTCCTCCCCCTATTCTCGGGCGTTAAGTACCGCTTCGTGGCGACCGCAACGCCAAGCCCCAACCGATACAAAGAGCTTATCCACTACGCAGGATACCTCGGAGTGATGGAGACGGGGCAGGCTCTCACCCGCTTCTTCCAGCGAGATAGCACCAAGGCAAACAACCTCACGCTCTACCCCCACAAGGAAGATGAGTTTTGGGTGTGGGTCAGCTCGTGGGCTCTCGTCCTCACGAAGCCAAGCGACCTCGGCTACCCCGATGATGGCTACGAGCTCCCAGAGCTGAGAGTGCACGAAGAGGTGGTAAGCGTCTCGGGCGAGATGGAGTTTGACAAGGACGGGCGGGGTAAGCTATTCAGAAGCGCAGCGCTATCCCTACAAGAGGGCGCAAAAGAGCGACGAGCAACGCTATCCGACAAGATAGCCCGCCTTGTCGAAATCGTGAACCGCCCCGAGAACAAGGATGATCACTTCCTTCTGTGGCACGACTTAGAGGATGAGCGTAGGGCTATCTGCTCCGCCCTTCCCGAATGCAGAGCTGTCTACGGGTCGCAGGATGACGACGAAGCGGACGAGGTTATACGAGCCTTCAAGGATGGAGAGCTTAAATACCTCGCAGCTAAGCCCGAAATGCTCGGTGAGGGGCTGAACTTCCAATACCACTGCCACAAGGCGATCATGTTCATTGACTACAAGTTCAACGATAAGTTCCAAGCCGTGCACCGCATCCACCGCTTTATGCAGAAGCACCCCGTAGACCTCTACCTCGTGTATGCGGAGAGCGAGCAGGAGATCTTCAAGAGCTTTATGCACAAGTGGCAACAGCATAATCAGATGGTTGCTAACCTCGTGAAGCTACTGCGAGCCTACGGGCTTTATCACACGAAGAGCGAAGAGCGTCTGATGCGCTTTATGTTCGGAGAGCGTGAAGAGGCGAGCGGTGAGCTTTGGCGGGCAATCAACAACGACAACGTGCAAGAGTGCCAGAAGATGCCCGACAACTCGGTAGACCTGATCGTGACGAGCATACCATTCTCCAACCACTATGAGTACACCCCGACATACAACGACTTCGGGCACAACGAGGACAACGAAGCCTTCTTTAGGCAGATGGACTTCCTCACTCCCGAGCTTCTCCGCATCCTTCGCCCTGGGCGCTTAGCCTGCATCCACGTAAAGGACAGAGTGCTGTTCGGTAGTGCGACGGGCGACGGAATGCCCACTATTGACCCATTCAGCGAGATGACCGTCTTCCACTATATGAAGCATGGCTTCCGATATATGGGGCGTATCACGGTAGATACAGACGTGGTCAGAGAGAACAATCAGACCTACCGACTTGGGTACACCGAGATGTGCAAGGACGGCTCGAAGATGGGCGTAGGGTGCCCCGAGTACGTGCTACTCTTCCGCAAGCTCCCAACGGACACCAGCCGAGCATACGCAGACGTGCCCGTGGTGAAGGACAAAGAGAAGTATAGCTTAGCGAGGTGGCAGTTAGACGCACACGCGAGCTGGAAGAGCTCAGGCGACAGACTACTCTCCACAGAAGAGATAGCACGCCTCGACATAGCGCAGATACGCACGCTGTTCCGCAACTTCAGCGAGGACAACATCTACAACTTCGAGCGCCATCTGAGGCTTGCCGAGGACTTAGGCGAAATAGACAAGCTCCCTAAGACGTTCATGGCCATCGACCCCGTAAGCCACAAGGACTACATCTGGGACGACGTGACACGAATGCGAACGCTGAATACGACGCAGGCACAGAAGGGCAGAGCAAAGCATGTGTGCCCGTTCCAGCTTGACATCGTGGAGCGACTTATCACACGATACAGCAACGAGGGCGATTTAGTGTTTGACCCATTCGGGGGCATTCAGTCCGTCCCGTATTGCGCCATCAACCTCGGGCGAAGAGGGCTAAGCACCGAACTCAATAAGGATTATTGGCGTGACGGGCTCTCCTACCTAAGAGAAGCTGAGACGCAGGTCACAAGTCCCACGCTGTTCGATGTACTATTTACAGACAAACAAGAATGAATATTGCAGACCTAACCACGGATGAGCGCAGAGTACACCAGCTCACCGCTATGAACAGAGCCAAGGAGGCTCTCGCAGAAGCACACAACACGCACCCAAGTAATTGGCTCACGGGGCGAGAGGCTTGTAAGCTTCTCGGAGTCTCAATGCCCACCCTCCTCAAGGGTCGGGCAATGGGCAAGTACCAATTCGTACACTACAACCGCTCACGCTACTACTATGACAGACGCAGTCTTGAAGCAGTCCTTGGAGCAGAGGGTGCTGGAGGCGATACGTGCGAGGCTTGACGAACTCCAGCGGGCGAAGAGAATACCCCTCATCGTCCGCAAAGAGGAGATCCCCGAGGTGGTAGGCTTGTCCTTCCGAGAGGTTAGACCAGCGCTGGTCGCTCTCGTGAATACAGGTCAGATACGCTTCGGCAGGACTATCAGCAGTCAGTACTTCACACTCCCCCACCTATGAAGCTCACCAAGGACGAAGTCGCCCTGCTTGACAAAGACCCGAAGGGCTTACTCGTCCGAGCTTACAAGCTCCACTACCCCGAGATGAGCACCCGAGAGGTGGCGAAAAGAGTAGGGCTATCAAAGACACAAGTACACCGCATTTTTGCTCAAGATGGGACACCCGATGGGACAGCCGATGGGACACCTAATGGGACAGTAAAACCCGCTCCACCAAAGGGCAAACTCGCAAAGCGTGGGACACCCGATGGGACACCCAATGGGACAGCCGATGGGACAAAATACCCCACCCTCACAGCGCTCCTCAAGCCGATATTTGAGAGCTTCTTCAAGAGCAAGACAAATATGGGCTTTGTGTGGAGCCCAAAGGAGATGAAGAGCCTAAAGGACTTCGGTGAGAAGCTAAGGGCATCAATCAAAGCCAAGGGCAACCAACACGACGACGAGCATATAGCGTCGGCGCTCCCGATATTCCTCTCAAAGATAGACGACCCGTGGGTGCTATCCCACCTATCCCCCTCCATACTAAACAGCAAGTACAATGAACTCATATCCCACATCTCCCGACAACGCACTCTTACCCGAGCAGAGGAACGACAGCAAGCAGACAATGCTCTTGAGGTACTCCGAGCTGGGGCTATGTCTGTGCGCCAGCGATGAGCCAGCCCCGACGCTCCCCCAGCTCTCCCGAGCGATGGATGAGGGGATTGTCCGCTCTCTCTGCCAGCTCAAGAGAGACCCCGAAGCCTGCGAGCTGATGGAGGCGGAGGTAACGCTGGTAGTCGTAGACCTTTGGCAGTGGTTCGGTGCGAATGACAGTAGTGTGCGCCTCGCTCCCCAGCTCGTGAAGCAGATAATAAATACCTACCCCCATATGTACATAGACGACCTGCGCATCTTCGCAGAGAAGGCGAGAGCCTCCAGCTTTGGGAAGGTGTACGGCTCGTTCTCCCCCTCCACGATGATGGAATGGTTGCGTACCTATTGGAACGACCGCCAGCGAGCGATGGAGGAAGAGAGCTACGCCCAGCACCTCTCACAGAAAGAGGCGGGCAACTACTCCGCCAGCGCATCAGATAGACACTTTGCAGACCTCGCAGACAAGAAGACGATGAAGCTAAGATGAAGAGAACACCTACACAAGACGACATACAGCAGGCGATAGCCTCCAGCCAGCCCCTCCAGCGAAGCCTCGCAGGCATTATGGCTAAGGCGGTGGCTGACACCTTCGCTAAGCCTACGATGACGCAGAGCAGAGCCTACGCAATGTTCGGGCGTGCCAACGTAGAGCGGTGGTGCAAGCTCGGTCTCCTTGAAGCTCGTAGAGCAGAGAGCGGACGCATAGCCTACTACACCGCAGACCTCATAAACGCACAAAACAAGAGCTTTTACTGATGGAGAGAGGGCCAATGTACAACCGAGATGAGGTTGTGGAGTTCGCACTTAGGCAAGTTATAGAGGGAGGAATGAGGCCTCTCCACGCTGCGAGACTTGCCGTGGACAAGTTCAAAAGATACACACCCCACTATATCTGCGATTTCGTCACGAAGCACCCACGATACAAAGAGTTCCGAGGCTGTAAGCCTGCTGGTCCTGGTATCATCCCGATGGAGGTGCTGGAGGGCGTCCACAAGATCGTTACAGATAACCCGAAGATGCCGATAATGACCTGCATCCAAAAGTACAAAGAGGAGTCGGGGTGCCAATTCCCCGTAGAGTCCATACGAGCTAAGTACCGACGAGTGATGGGGGGCGCAGATGGAGTGAAGAGAGGGCGGTACAAGACGGGGTTAGACTCCTCCGACTGCATCCTTGACCTCTCCATTGATGAGCTGGTCCGCAGGGGCTACCTATCAAGAGCAAAAGAATAGAAACACTTTAACATACATAGATATGAATGAACTGAACGTAACGGGGCGAGTGCTCCAAATCCTCCCCCTCCAGCAAGGCACGTCCAAAGCGGGCAAGCCTTGGAAGTCCCTTGTGTTCGTCCTTGAAACGGGCGGGCAGTACCCAAAGAAAGTACCCATTAAGCTCTTCGGTGAGAGCGTGGACAAGTTCCCCCTGCAAGTCGGGCAAGAGGTGACGGCCTCGCTTGACCTTGACGGGCGAGAATGGGAGGGCAAGTGGTATGCCGAGATTAAGGCGTGGAATATCGTCTACGCAGGCGCACAGACCGCACAGACCGCCCAAGCCCCAACGGCTACACCTCAGCCCGCACCCACGGCACAGCCTACCGCCCCAGCCCCAGCAACCCCACAAGAGAGCAGTGAACTGCCATTCTAACGATGAACGCCACACTTATAGCTACCGCCCTCCTCGCCTTGTCCTGCGTGGTGATGGGCTACCTGCTATGGACGCTACACTCACGCCTGCGACTGCTTGAGCGGATGGATGCCACCCGCAAGAGAGAAGCACGAGACATCTCCAAGATGCAGGGCGAGGTAGAACACTACTTCTCGTTCGTGAGCGAACAGCAACACAAGCTCCTTGAGATGCTGGGCAAGGTAAATGACTTCACGCTCAAGCTCGCAGAGAAGGTGCTGACCAAGGGCGAGTACCAAGCCCCTACGGCAAAGCCCGTAATGCTGGAGCGTGTGCCACGACCCCTGCGCACGAAGCCAGTGATGAACCCGCAACCAACCACAGACAAATAGCGATGAAACGATTACTACTTGCTTCCCTCCTCTCTATCGTCTGCGCCTCCTGCAATAATAGCTCGCCATACAGAGCTGGGAATGTTGTAGGGAAGCACATACGAATGGAAGGGCGAGATACCGCCTATGTGGTGGTGTTTTACGACTACGGGGTATTCAGCGTTGATCGTTACTCGGCAGTCGTCCCAAAGGAAGCCTACAACAGCGTCAGGAAAGGCGACTACGTCGAGTTCGACGTGAAAGTCGGGAAGAAGAAATAAATCAAATAGCAGCAGAGTGAAAGTACTATCACTATTTGACGGAATGAGCTGCGGGCAGATAGCGAAGGAAGTGCCTCTAAGCGACGCCGCACAGAGCGTCATTACCTACGTCTTCGGTGGTGAATGGAAGGAGGCGGAAGAAGCCGTCGACAAACTGAGGAGCGAACGCAACGAACAGAACTAACCACGAGTGCGCCCTGCTGGGGTCAAGCCCCCCCCCTGCTATACACCTCCTTGGGGAGATCAGTGCATGGCGCACTCTACAACAAACGAACTATGACAAGAGAAGAACTACTAAAAGCCCTCCGCCCGCTCGAATGGCGAAAGCTGACGGGCATCCTTAGAGAAACCCACAAGGCAGACCAATTCGTAGACGGGTATGCGTGCATCAGCGAGGTGTACCCTAAATGGTTTACCTCGTTCGACAACGTGCAGTACAACACTTTGGCGGAGGCTAAGCAAGCGGCGGAAGAGTACCGCAAGGAGAAGATACTATCACACTTTAACCTCGAGGAGAAATGACACTCAACGACATCAAAGACTACATACAGAGCAACGTCACGTTGCACTTCGCTCGCTATGACCTCAATGGGCGGTACTTCACGCAGACGGAGATAGGCTACTATGAGATTGAATGGTCGGGAGGTGCTTACTCAATCATGACGCCCGATGAAGACGACTTCAAGGGTGTGTACAACGACCTTGAAAATGCAATGAGTGCCTGCATAGAGCATCACAGAAACGCCCTTATCAGAGCAATAGAAGAAGGAAGTAAGAAATGACACGAGAAGAAGTAAAAGCGCAGCTGGCGAAATGCCCGCTGGAGTGGAAGGAAGACGATGGCAGGCCTGTCTACGGCTTACACTCAAGAGTGACGCTGATAGATGGTGAAGATGGAGACGAAGATGCGTACGACGCACTCCGCATCGACTTCCAGATAGACGTAAACAAGGCGAATAGCTCCTGTAGCGTCGACGTTAGCGCACACGGTAGGTGGGAGTTTGGGAGTTACGAACTTGCCAGATCCACAGGCTATATCATCCCACTCGAGGTACTCAAGGAAAAAGCCGAGGAACGCCGACTATCTATGGCCTGCCGACTGCTCGGAGTCAAGGAGTAACCTCAAGGAGTAGCACCACGAACTCAAGGAGTAAAATTCAAGGAGTAAAGGGCGAAATAGGTAATGAAAAGCCCATTTGCTTAACATATACCCACCAATAGGTTAACGAAAACGCAAATACTTAACGCATGGAACAGATATCGCTCGTACGAGCTTCGTACACCAACAGCATCGGCGAGATAGTCAACGAGCTTTACCTTGTGTGTGGCGGTGTCGGGGCGCAGGAAGCGAAAGAGCGTGTGACGAGCTACCTCGGCCTACTATCAAAAGGAGAAGTAGTGGCGGAGCACATAAGGGACATCTACGCATCTTTAGACGAGAGCGTCAGCAGTATTGGCGCAGGTGACAAGCACTTCATCGTGGGGCTTGCTGATGCGATCAAAGGCAAGCATATTGCATCGCAAGACGGAGGCTGTGGAGAGACTGCCAGAGCGATCGTTCGGGCTTACAACGCTGTTGAGGCTTGCAGTAAGGTTAAAAATGATTGGCTCGTACCTATCTCCGTCACCCGCCTTCCATACATAGCAGACATAATCAGATAGTACAGACATGGAACAGAAACAGCCACGAATAAAGTGGACTTACGAACCAGGTAAAGACACCCTAATGGGAGTCGCTGACAATGGCGTGCGCTTCAAGGTGGTCACGCTCGACAACGGCACTAAGTCGTATTGCGACCACAGCATCATAAAGGACGATGACGAAGAGCCGCCAATTAAGCATGAGGTGTTCAGTAGTCTCGGGTGCTTTGACATTCCCCTGCATACGCGCAGGTGCGAAGAATACCTTGAGAGGCTCAGGCATAAGAACACCATATCGCAAAACGAGCTACACCGAATACGTCACGAGGTGAAGGTGGTTCCCCTTAGTGCTGTCCTATCCTCCGACGTGTTTCGGGCTTCTATGTTTGCCTTGCGTAAGGCCATACAAACCATCACCACCACACCACACAGACAACGAACGATGAATACATTTGATACACAGGTAGGAGGTACGCACTACACCGACATGAAGGCGCAACCGCTGGATCTCATTATGGATCTCGGTCTTAGCTTCCTCCAAGGAAACGCAATCAAATACCTCTCAAGGTATCCGCGCAAGGGAGGGGTGGCAGACCTACTAAAGGCACGCGACTACTGCAGGAAGGCTCACGCTCTGTTTGACAGCAATCCAACTACGGAGTGCTATCAAACACGAGCTACCCTTGCGGTAGATGCGTACTGCGAGACAAACGGCATGATGGGCGACGTGCGGGAGGCTATTCTAAGCATTGTTCTATTGAGCTGGAGCAAAGCAGTCTACTTAATCGACAAGATAGCCGACGACTACAGGTACTACCTTATAAAAGAGTATGGCACTGGGGATGGTATCATCAGGGGCGAGTTCTTTGAAGCCCCTAATGGAGATATTGCACTCGGTTGCACGTTCGACGATATAGGGCAGTTCAGGATAGTCAAGTCGGGCAATATGTACCACGTGATCCACATCTGTGGAGATGAACACATCTGCGGAGGGTACTGCGAGACGCTGGAGGACGCAAAAGCCAGGGCGGTTCGCCTCCGTGAAGAGGCTATTGAGAGCTCAATCCGCGCGCTTACGATGGACTTAGAGCATTCAAAGTCCAAGTATCACATCAACCGACAAGACTAACTACACGGCCTATGCGAAAAGCTACCACCTCCAAGAAGCGGGGAGAGCCGAAGCCCGACCCGTACCCATTATTCGTCTTTATCTGTCGTAGCTACCTGAACATTGAGCTTGAGAGAGAGCTTCGCTTCCACCCCGTGCGAAAATGGCGCTTCGACTATGCTTCCACCGAACATAAGTTGGCTATTGAGGTAGAAGGCGGGGTGTGGACGAAAGGGCGACACACCCGACCTAAAGGCTTCTTAGACGACATGGAGAAGTACAACAATGCAACCGCCCTCGGCTGGCGTGTCTTGCGATTTGTCCCCGACGAACTCGCCAAGCCCGAGACGCTCGACCTCATCAAGCAGACCATCAGAACAACTCAACAGACGAACAGATGAATACCACCGAGAAGCTCACATTGTCAGAAGCGGTCAAGATAGCATACTCCACCCTCCCCGACTACATGAACAGGTACCTCGCCCGTGACCTCGTCATTACGGGGGTAATCCTGCACACTCACCCCGAGTGCATTGAGAAGCGAGAGCGACTGCCCCGCCACTTCGCCAAAGCTCTATCCCGAGCGTTGCAGATGAACCGAAGTCAGCTCTCACGCTCTATCCCTGCGCTCATCGTCCGCTACAATACCTGCCCCGAGGATAAGAGAGCGGTAGCGGGTATCCTGGACAGCTTGAGAGATAGCCCCTGAGTCCTGGGGTGATAGCGTTTTCACAAACCCTCCGTAGTCTGTGAAATTCAAAGCAACTTCAAACTTCGCTAATCAAGCAATACTACTATATATAAGTGGTGGTTTTAGTGCCGTGAAATTATTTTCACCGAAAATTTGTCGGTGTGAAAAACTTGTATTACATTTGTAGTGTGAGAGAGCAAGAGATGCAATCCACACGTAACGTAAAAGACAAAAGACAATGCTTAAGAAAATCAATGGTCGCCGTATCGAAGTAAGAGGGTTTGAATTCACCATGGGCGTGCAATGGCCTAAGAATATGAGATGCTTGAACCTGGGCGAAGTATCGCGAGAAGAAGGTATATCTATCATCAAAGAAGCCCTCGAGGCATTTGTGAGAGAACTGCCAGGTCGTGGCGAGTGGCGTATTGAGGCGTTCGACAACCAAGACGTGTGTTATGAAGCTTGGCTGAAAGAAGAGGGCGACAAGACCTACAACGTGAGCATAGATGGCGAGGTTGTTGCCACAGAAGACGCAACCCCTCTCAATGATCTAATCGTGAGCCTTATTGGCGAGGCAGAAGAAGAGTAAGAAATCGCCCGAAGTTGGCGGTGGTCAGCCCCGGACTATAAAAAGCACCAGTATAGACATCAACATATAACAGCATACAGCTATGAAGACCTACTACTACAACGTAAAGGGCGGTGTAACGCCAGCAGACCACGACATCAAGCACGCTGTCAATTGGTGTGATGGCGATAGCTTTGGCTACGACATCGCAAGCGCACGCCTCGAAATCAGCAACCCCAAGGCTTACGACGACTACCTCACCGACATCAGCGGTCACTACGTCGAGGGCGTAGCAGACATCCACGAAGCGCACGACTATCTGATAGACCTTGTCCAGGCTATGCTCGCAGAACTTATGGCTAAGAGCTACGGACCAGCTATCGACCTCGGGGTGATGAGTGCGGTGATAGAAGAGTGCTATGCAGACGGCACGCTGATCATCTACTCAGCATACTACTACGTCAGCGACAACGATATCAGCGTGCATGTAGATGCCTACGGGCGAGCTGAGGGCAATGTGGTGAGCCGTGAGGGGCTGATGCAGATGATTTGCGTCACGCCACCAGTGGACGAAAATTAGACACAGCGAGGGGGCGGGCAATGCTGCCCCCTTCGTCATTTCAAAGAAATTAGTAACATATTGGCTTTTAAGCATAAAGCCAATTTCATATCAACTAACTTTACATACACAAGATTAAGAGTATGAACTATTCAGATCGCATGAAAGCCTATATGGCTGAAAACGGCATCAACGCTAAGAGCGTTGTATACCTCACCATCGCACGTGAGCCACTCGAGCGCATTCTCTCGGGCGACAAGAGGGTAGAGTTCCGTGATTTCTCGGACTACTACGTAAAGAAGCTTCTCGTCGTCTCTGATGGCGAGGTGGTAGACGCAAAGCCGTTCACGCATATTCTGTTCCAGGCGGGCTACTCGGCTACTGCCCCCCGCGCGCTGGTAGAAATAGCAGACATCAAGATTAAGCTACCCGAAGATACTGCACCCCAGTCAGCGGTCGGCAAAGCTATGTACGCAGAGGCTGAGGTTGAGGGGTTTGAGATAGACGACGCCTGGATAGGCATCGCTATTGGCGCAGTATTACTCTCCGAATAAAGTATCGCCCCAGTCAACATGTGTAATTCACCGTAAGTTTAATTTCTAACCAAGACCAAACTATGGCAAAAAACAAGAAGCGAGCAGACTCGTACAACCTTGAGGTTGAAAGGCTGCATACATCGCTGAGACCTAAGAGCTACACAGCATCTGAGGCTCACAGGGTGTTGCGAGAAGACTACAACCTCAAGAGAGAGAGATACAAAACCCGATCAGGTCGTATCTACTCAAACGTGGGTGTAAGCCACAGCAGACGAGCATAATCTATGCGCCTCGCTATTGAGTGCATACGGCAGATAGCGTCCAAGTCGGACAAGGTGATACTATTCCACTCGGCAACGGGTAAGGATAGTATCGCCTTGCTCGATTTATGCTACCCCTACTTCAAAGAGATCGTGTGCGTCTACATGTACATGGTAGAGGGCTTAGAGCACATAGATAAGTACATCATTTGGGCGAAGCAGAAGTACCCCAGGGCTCGCTTCATTTCAGTCCCGCACTACGCCCTCACTCAGTACATCAAGGACGGGGGGTTCGGCTGTGAGCAAGACCCCAAGCAACGCATCAAGACGCTAAGCGACATCACCGAGGACGTGCGAGCTATGACGGGCATAGATTGGGCTATCTACGGCTTCAAGCAGACGGATAGCCTCAATAGGCGCATCATGCTACGCACCTACGAGCAGGGGATGATCAACGAGGCTACGAAGAAAGCCTATCCCCTCTCGCACTACACGAACAAGGACGTAGAGGCGTACATCAAGCACAAGAGGCTCATCCCCTCGCTCAAGTACGGCAAGGGACAGAGCCAAGGCACAGACGTATCGAACATCCCGTTCCTAATGTTCTGCCGAGATAAGTACCCACAAGACCTCGAGCGAGTGATAGCACGCTTCCCCGAAGTAGAGAAGATACTATTTGACTACCTTAACTACGACCCCAAGTATGACCAAGGCGATTAAGCAAGCACCAGCCCGTGAGGTGATGCGCTCAGAGATACACTTCGCCACCTACAACCCCCGTAAGCTCTCAGAGGACGCACGCAAGCGCCTCAAGGCAAACCTCAAGCGGATAGGCTTAGCAGGGGGAATCGTATGGAACGAAGAGACGGGTAACCTCGTATCAGGGCATCAGAGGCTCTCTATCCTTGACGAAGAGAAGAAGTACGACCCCGAGACGGGCGAAAACGACTACCCCATCAGAGTAGAGGTTCTGCACCTCACGGACAAAGAGGAGAAGGAGCAGAACATCTTCATGAACTCTTCTACCGCCCAGGGTGAGTTCGATAGCGACCTACTCGCAAAGATGCTCCCCGAGATAGACGTAGACCTCGCAGGTCTTGACAGCTCGGACATAAGCATACTAATGGCTGAGACATCAGCATTTGACATCACAGACTACCACCAAGCCTCAACGCAGGGCTTCACAAGCGTAGCAACGCCCCTCTCAGACGAAGAGCGACAAGCACGCAAGGAACACGTCAAGGAGGTACGAGCGCAGACGGCAGGTAAGATGGAGGGCGAGTACTACGAGGGCGAAGCCTACGTGACACTCTCCTTTCAGAGCTACGCCAATAAGCTCTACTTTATGGAGATGCTCCAGAACGCACTCCCCGACCAAGGTATCAACCCCTCGGACAAGTACCTCAAGGGCGAGGCAGTACACGAACTAATAGCAGGATAGGGATATGGCTAAGAAGGCAACGAAGAAGGGGGAGGAGAAGGAAGAGGCAAAGTCAAAAGGTGGCACTCGCACACGTCCGAAGGGTGCAGGTCGAAAGAAGCTCGAAGTACCCTCCCTTGACACTATCCGCCAGCTCGCAAAGACCACGTTAGGCAACAAGAGCAAGGTAGCCGAAATGCTGGGCGTCTCCCGCTATTGCCTGCTTAAATGGGAGAGGGATAACCCCAAGATAGGCGAAATATTCAAAGAGCAGTGGGAAAAGCGCCTGGACGTGTATCTTGACACTGCGCATCTCCTCGCTGTCGGACAGACGGGTACGGACGAGGATGGAAATAAGATCTACACCACCCCTCCCGACCCCAATATGCTCCGCTTTATGATTGAGAAGCTCGGCAAGCAAGCAGGCTTCGGGCAGGAGGTGTCGGTGAACGTCACGGGAGAGATGAGTGTGGGCGTGCCTATCTCTAAGTGGATAGCAGATAATACCGAGTAGCTATGGCCGTAGAGAGGGAGACCAACACCCCCGTACACTCCGTCTACCACCCGCTCTACAAGAACAAGGATAAGTTCATTGTGCTTATCACGGGCGGGCGAGGCTCGGGGAAGAGCTTTGAGGTGGCTCGCGTCCTTGAGCGCCTCACGTTTGAGAAGGGGCGCAAGATCCTCTTCACTCGCTACACGCTGGTATCAGCGAGTAAGTCCATCATCCCTGAGGTAGTGGACAAGATAGAGCGAGACGGCACGCAGGAGTACTTCAAGGTGACGAAAGACCGCATCATCAATAAGTACACGGGCAGCGAGATTATGTTCATGGGTATTCTCGCCTCCTCGGGCAACCAAACAGCTAAGCTCAAGAGTATCCAGGGCGTATCGGTGTTCGTGTGTGACGAGGCGGAGGAATGGCGAAGCGAAGAGGACTACGACAAGATGGTGCTCTCCATTCGTACTAAGGGGGTGCAGAATATGGTCATCGTGGTGATGAACCCAGCCAGCACCTCCCACTTCGTCTATCAGAAGTACATCAAGGATACGCACCGCATAGAGGTGATAGATGGAGTGCCCGTGCAGATAAGCACGCACCCCAACGTGCTACACATTCATACCACCTACCTTGACAACTTAGAATACCTCTCTCGGGAGTTCGTGAGCGAGATTGAGGACATCAAGGCGAACAACCCCGAGAAGTACCAGCGTATCGTCATCGGGAAGTGGTCAGAGATGAACGAGGGGGCTATCTTCAAGAACTACTCCGTGGTGGACTCTATGCCCCACTTCGTACAGCGTTGCGGGCTGGGGCTGGACTTCGGATATACCAACGACCCCACGGCAGGTATCTTCTGCGGTGTGTATGGCAATACGCTCTACCTTGACGAGGTATGCTACAATACCCACATGGGGAGCGGTGACATCATCAAAGCCCTACGGCAGTACTCCAGCTTTGACATCACGGCAGACTCTGCCGACCCCCGCCTCATTGACGAGCTGAGGGCAGGTGGCTTGCGTATCTCCCCCGTGGTCAAGGGTGCGGGCAGTGTCATTGCTGGTATCAACAAGATGCTGGAGATGGATATCTGCATCACCGCACGGAGCAAGAACCTGCAATACGAGCTGGACAACTACTGCTGGGCTAAGGACAAGGACGGGCAGTACACGAACGAGCCGATAGACGCTAACAACCACCTCATAGACGCTACTCGCTACTACATACTACGCAACATCCTCGGCTGGTCAGGCAAGCAGAGACGAAGCTACGAGGGCATATTTTAGACTATATGGAACAGACAGACAAGACGCTGGAGGCGAAGCTCTCCGCTATCCCCAAGGTGCGAGCCAAGTACAGAGATGAGCGCATAGCCCAGCTTAGAGAGCAGTGGGAGTACTCCCGCCACGAGGTGATGAGTGAGGCGCACCGCCCCGATGATAGGGTGATGGTCAAGGATGAAGAGATAGACGTCAACGGCAGGCGTACGGGGGCAGTGTACGAAACGAAGAAGGTCAACCGCATCTCCTCGCCTCTTGAGCAACTCATCGTAGAGATACACACCGCCTTTGCCGTGGGACTACCACCAGACCTGCAAGCCGAAGCCAAGACGAAGGAGCAGGAGTATATGCTTGATCTCATCCGTGAGACGGAGAAGAAGAACAAGATACGCTTCATCAACCAACGTGCCGTGCGCTCCGTCCTCTCCGAGACGATTGTAGCCGAGTATTGGTGGGCAGTCAAAGACCCCGAGTTCTACGAGGATAAGGAGTACGCCCGTGGGGCAGATACCCGTCTCCGCTGTGAGCTGTGGTCTCCATTCAACGGGGATAAGCTTGTACCCATCAAGGATGCTTATGGCGACCTTGTACGCTTCTACCGCTTCTATTCAGTCAAGGTGGACAACAAGGAGGTGGAGAAGCTGATGGAGATTGACGCTACCCACGTCTACACCTACGAGAATGTGAAGGGCAAGGGCTGGACGCTCATCTCGCAGGAACTCCACGGCTTTGACAAGATACCCGTTATCTACATGGAGATGAAGAACGCCCTCTGTGACCGCATACAGAGTAAGCGTAAGCGCATCGAAGAGCTGGCGAGTAACTACGCAGACTGCATCAACGATAACTTCTTCCCCAAGGTGCTGTTGCGTGGTGACGTATCAGGCGTACAGAAATCGGGCAAGACGCAGACTATTCAGATGACGGGGGATGGTGCTGACGTGCGCTACCTCACGTGGGAACAGTCCACCAGCGCAGCGGAGGGCGAGCTTGCCCGCCTCGTGGATGACTGCTTCACGATGACGATGACCCCACGTATCAACCCCAAAGACCTCCAAGGGCTGGGGACTGCACTCTCGGGTGTCGCCTTCAAGTATGTGTTCATGGGGGCGCATATAGCCGTCCGCAAGCACGAGGAGGTTATCGGTGAGTACCTCGCACGCAGGTACAGCTTCCTCAAGCACGCTATCTCCCTGCAAGTGCCAGCGGTGAGGGCTGGCAGGTCGCTCCGCCTTGACCCCGTCCTCGTCCCCTTCACCATCGAAGAGAGTACAGGTGACGTAAGCGCAAAGAAGGACGAACAACACACCGAGAAGGCAGCGTAACAGCCAAGACAGAGGAAAAGGAGTAGCAACCATCCCCTAACAACGACAGCCCCGTGGAGTACCCTCTCTGCGGGGCTTTTTTATACCCAAAAGCACAGAGGCAGAGGAAATTAGTAACATATCTCTATTTCTACCTAAAACCAATATCAGGCTATCTATATTTGCATATATCTGATAGCTTAACGATATGAAAACTAAAATCTTACAACAGCTCAAACAGAGATACTCCAATCTCGGGGTGAGCGAAAAGGCGTTTGATGGGGTAGCCGACTTCTTGTCAAAAACCATCACCGAGGAAGAACGTATCGCAGAGTCAGTGGCAGGTGCAGAGTCTTTCCTGAAGGCGTATCAGTCCGACGTGGACAAGGAGCGCACGAGTGCTTCCGCCCTCCGCAAGGAGCTTGAAGCCCTCAAGAAGGAAACCCAGCCCAAGCCCACCGACCCTAAGCCAAGCGACAATCAGGGGAACGAACCCACCGAGCGAGAGAAGAAGATGATGCAACAGCTGGAAGCCCAGCAGAAGCAGATCGAACTCATCCTCGGTCAGCGCTCCCACGAGGGTAAGCTGGCACAGATCACCGCCCTCCTCGGAGAAAAGAATATTCCCGAGTCCTTCTACACTATGGCTCTAAGCGGGCGCACCTTCGGAGAAGATACGAACGTAGGCGAGCTGGTAGCTAACATCGAGCAGGGCTACATGAAGTTCCAAGGCGAGAGCGCCAACAATCGCTTCGGAGGGGCAGGAAAGCCCGAAGCAGGCGAGCCGTCCAACGATGACGTGATGGCTTCTATCGTGAAGCAGGTGAACGAAGGCACGGAGGCAATCCTTAACGAGAAGAAGTAAAAGAACATGGCAAAAATCAAGTATGACGAAAACGTGTACATGCCCGCTCACGAGCTGTATCGCGTAGAGACGGGCTACCGCCTCTCGGGAGGTTTCAACCTCGACGTCACGGGTCTCACGGCTGGTTCCGTAGTCCCTCCCCTTGCGCCTATCTCTGTCGACAAGGTCACCCGCAAGGCTACCCTGCTCAAGCGTGTGCGTGTCGTAGAGACTGGTTCGGGGAAGAAGGTCAAGGTGTCCAAGTACGCTAACCTTGCGAGCGGTATGTTCCTCTCCAACGGAACGGCAACGCTCACCATCGACAGCGTAGACACCTCCGACAAGGAGTTCGACACTATCACGGCTAAGGCTGATGCGTCGGCATTCACCAAGGGTGCAGTCCTCTTCGAGGCTACCGCAGCTACGGGGAACACCGCCAAGGGCAGTGCCGACTACCTCACCTACGCACCCGTCAAGGTGGAAGAAGGGGCTACCCTCACCGCCCTCGGTCGTGCCTTTGAGGTAGATACGGACAAGCTCTATATCCCAGTCACGGAAGAGGACAAGAAGGCGCTCACCGCCCGCTTCCTCTTCGTCTAAGCCAACCAACTAACCAAAACCGACAGATATGGAATTGACTATTGATAGTTTCCTTGGTCACGCTGGCTACGTCAAGTCAGTATCAGACCGAGCGCTGGCTACGGAGCGAAACAAGATCATCCTTGGCAGATATATGGGCTTCGAGTATACCCCTAATCGAATCTTCAAGTCCGTCTACGGGGTGACTACCGCAGTGCGCATGGGTTCGGTCATCGACCGCAACGCAGGCAAGGTACTCCGTGGGCGTGCGCCTATGGGTGACGCTACTCTCGAGGTAGCAGACATTGCCGACCGCTTCCAGATGGATAACGACCGACTTGAGAAGCTCAGTGATGTCATCAAGCAGGTGAACGCTGGGAAGCTGGACTACGATGCGGTGGTAAACACCCTTGTAGACGACTTCCGTGAAGCCTCTATTGCCCCGTACAAGCGTGCGGAGAAGATCTTGTTTGACCTTATGTTCAACGGGAAGGCAGAGGTGACTATCGAAGACAACCCCAAGGGCGTTTCCGTCCTCGATATGAACCTCCCCATCCTCAAGGCAGAAGCCAAGGCAAGCGACAAGGATAACTTCGTCGAGTTCCTCGTAGACCTCCGCGAAAAGTACAGCCACATCAATTTCGGGTCGATTGAGATGAATTCGGCTACCTTCATTAAGTACTTCGCGAAGAATAAGGGTCTGGTGGATAGATACACCATCAACAGAGGTACTTCGGAGGTCCAGTCTAACGGGATCGCATCGCTCAACACGGTCAATACGATTTTGACCGAGCTGGGTCTTCCTTCTATCCGCATCGTTAGCAATATCGTAGAAGACCTTGAAGGTAAGACCTACCGCCTCTGCCCCGACGACAAGATCGTATTCCTGCCCGAGGGTGAGATCGGTAAGATGCGCTTCTATGAGCCCTACGAGCTTCGAGACCCTGTTCCGACCAAGACGTACACATCCCTGGCTGGCAACCACATGATCTCCACACAGCGTACGGACGAAGGGCGCTTCATCGAGTACGCTTGTGCATGGATCCCCGAGGTGCGTCTGCCTAAGCATATCCTCTCCGTAGACCTCAAGGCTATTAAGTCGTAGACGATATGACCCCGCAGGAGTATATCAAAGAAAAGTACCGAGCTATGGGGGTGAGCCTCTCCGATGGCTATGTGTCCTCTCTACTCGTCGGCAAGGGGCTATCCCCGAGTGACGATACCTGCTTCTCTGAGGCGGGAGGCGTGGAGCGCGTACACAGAGCCTTCGTAGAGAGCCTACCCGAGTTTCTTCTGATGCCAAGCTCCGTGAGTGAGCTGGGGGTGTCTATCTCCCGAGCGTCTAAGGACGACATAGCTAAGTACTACCGCCTTGAGTGCCGACGCCTCGGGCTTCCCGATATGCTCTCCGAACCTCCAAGAGTGCGCTGGCTATGATTTACGAGAACGGATATATACAAGCGATAGAGACCGAACAAGGTAGCTTCGATGACAAGGGGAGACCCGTGTTTTCGGATGCTGTCGAGTGCGAGCTTATCCCTTGTATGTTCCGCTCCTCGGTCAATGACAAGCGAGGGACGTACAAGGATGGCGGGTATTCCCGCTACGCCTACGAGGTGCATCTTGAGCCTGTGTCAGTGACGGCAAAGCGTGCAAAGCTATACCGAGAGGATGGAAGTCTTATCGGTGAGTTCACGATACAGAGCTGGGAGTACGCCCGCATACTCAACTTCACGCAGATCATCTTAGGCTGATGGAGTTACGGGAGTTCCTCGCTGATGTGCGCAAGGAGGCTATCACCGAGATCATCGATGATGTGCGCTTCATCGCTAAGGGGTGTTATGAGGAGGCTGTCCGACGCAAGCAGTATGCGGATAAGTCGGGCGCTCTCTCAGCCTCCATAGGATGGGCGGTGAGCTACGATGGCAAGGTGGTGCATTCGGGCGGGTTTACGGGAAACGGAAGGAAAGCAAGCGCAGGGCAGTCCGCAGGTCGTGAGGCGGTGCAGGAGCTGGCAAGGGGGAGCAAGGGTATACGCCTTATCCTCGTCGCTGGAGCTCCCTATGCAACGCAGGTTGAAGCAAGAGGCTTTGACGTGACGACCTCGGGCGAACTCTTAGCGGAGGAGATGGTGCAATGGTGGCTGAATAATGCGTAAGACGGGATTAGCGATAGAGGAGTATATCCACGGGCTTCTCAAAGGGAAAGTAGTGGTTAGTGGTGGTGTGTACAGAAATGGCACACGACCCTTTGATAGCAACGTGGAGGACGTTGTGGTATCCTTCCTTACGGGGAGGGATAGCTTAGACGGCTTCTCACAGAGCGGTGTCGTCAATGTGAACGCCTATGTTCCTATGCGCAATTTCGGGGGGCCCTTATTAGTCAAGGACGTTAAAAGGTGCGAAGAGCTGGAGGAAGCTATCTCACAGCTCGTAGATGCACACCGCACGGGGGACTTTCTCCTTGTTCTTGACGGGACTCCCACCACCTTCTCCGAAGAGGGCTTTAGCGTGGTGAATGTGAGAGTCAAATACAAGTATAACAAACTAACAGAGTAACAGATATGCCATATCAGGATACTAACAACACCGCCTGGGGCAAGGTAGAAGTCCAGGTGGGCGCAGTGAACGCAACCGACGGGAGCAAGATGCCCGTCACAGGGATGAGCCTTATCGGCTTCGTCAAGGAGGGTTCACTGAGCATCGAGCAAGAGGAAGGCGACAAGAAGGAGTGGAAGGCTGTAGGCGGTGAGACCGTAGACGTTCTTAACTCTGCCTCCACGCTCCGTGTCAAGTTCCACGTGAAGAACCTCAACAAGAGCGTGATGGAGAAGGTGTTCAACGTCACCGAAAGCACCAACACACTCGAGGTGAATAGCCTCGTCTCTACGAAGGAGTTTGCGCTGGCCATCATCCCTGAGACACAGGGTGCCGAGGTCTTCAAAGCTCCCCGTGTCAAGCTGACGGGCGTTATCGCTCTCAGCGAGGACGCAGGCTACGGGATTGATGTCACGGCTACTATCCTCAAGGCGAAAGCGGACAGCCCCCTCTTCTATCTTGAAAAGAAGGCTTAGTGATGAAGCTCCCTTTCTTCAAGAAGAAGGCAGAACAGATGGTATCGGATACGCTCCTCTCGGGGGGCGTGTCCGTGTCCATCGGCTCTACCGAGTATAAGGTTTACCCCCCTACGCTGGCTACGTGGGTAGAGGTGTCGGCTCTCATTGCGCAGGTCACGGACGTAGAGGAGCGAGAGATGACACTCTACGACCTCATCGCCCTGGGCGGTGACGCAGAGACCTACGCACATATCCTCGCCACGTTCATCGCTGGCGTGAAGCGTGACAACGAAGCGGAGCGACGCAAGACGGCTGAAACGCTCCTCTATACCGCCACTATCCCCGACCTCGCAACAACTCTATTCACCGTGCTGGAGAGTGCGAACATCGGGGAGCTTTTTATGCTTACCACTTCCCTCAAGAGGACAGCGATAACGAAGCCAACGAAGGAGGTGGGGAGCGAAACGACAGCCCTTGGGCAAGGATAGGCAGTTTCGCCAAGTACTATCATCTGAGCTTTGATTACGTCCTCTACGAGCTCAGCTATACGAATTTCCTCCTCTACTCTAAGGCTATCCCCAGCTACAAGCCCAAGGACGAGGGGAAGAAAAAGACGACGAGCCGTGGTATGTCCTTCGGTGACTTCACCTCGGCACTCAAGAAAATAGCGCAATAAATGGCACACAAGACGTTCTCTGTCACCCTTGACCCTACGGAGTTCATCAAAGGCACGAAGAGCTTAGAAGAGAGCTTTGACCGCCTCCAGCAGAAGATCCAAGGGACATCAACGAAGCTACCCAGCTACAGCGCCCCCATCAGCGAGGCGAGGGGCGAGGTAGACCTGCTCAGTAGCTCGTTCCAGCGTGCTGCAGGTCTCGCAGCTGGCATCTTCGCTGTGAGCGGTGTTCAGGACTTTGTGAGCAAGCTGTACAGCGTGAGAGGGGAGTTCCAGCAGTTGGAGATCTCCTTTAAGACGATGCTCGGCAGTGGGGAGCAGGCTAACGAGCTTCTCGCCCAGCTGGCACAGACCGCAGCGTCTACCCCCTTTGACTTGCAGGGCATTGCCTCCAGTGCAAAGAATATGCTCGCCTATGGCTTCGCAGCCGACCAGGTGAACGAGACGATTGTGCGCCTCGGGAACGTGGCAGCGGGTCTATCTCAGCCCCTGGGGGATATCGTCTATCTCTATGGCTCTCTCCGTGCTTCGGGGCGTGTCACGAACATAGACATCCGTCAGTTCGCTAACCGAGGTATCCCCATCTATGAGGAGCTGGCGAAGGTGCTGGGCAAGAGCGTGAGCGAGATCAATAGCCTTGTATCGGCTGGTAAGGTGGGTTTCCCCGAGATTGAGCAGGCGTTCCAGAATATGACCAACAAGGGCGGGAAGTTCTACAACCTCATGCAGGCTCAGAGCGAGAGCCTCACGGGGCAGATCTCCAACTTGCAGGACAACATTGATATGATGTTCAACGAGCTGGGGAAGGCTTCCGAGGGCGTCCTGTCGTCGGGCGTGAAGGCTGTTGCCTACCTCGTGGAGAACTACGAGAAGATAGGCAAGGTCATTGCGGGTCTCATCGTGACCTACGGGGTGTATCGAACGGCCGTGATTACGAATATCGCCCTTACGAAGGGGTGGACGGCCGCTACTCAGGCGGACACCATTGCAAGAGGGCTGAACGCTCTCTCCATTAAGTCGCTCACGGCAGCCACCAACCGCCTAACCGCCGCTATGCTCGCCAACCCCTACGGGGCTATTGCGGTAGCTCTCACGGCGGTGATAGCGGCTATGTGGGCGTTCAGCGACTCCACGAGCGCAGCTGAGCGTGCGCAGAAGGACTTCAACGAAGAGAAGAAGCGAGCCGAAGAGCAGGAGCAGAAGCATAAGGAAGCCGTAGAGGCTCTCCTGAACGTTGTGCGTGACGAAGCTTCTGCCACGGCAGACAGACAGAGTGCGCTTGAGCAGTTGCAGAAGTACTACCCTCAGATCTTCTCCAAGTACGACACCGAGACGCTCAAGCTCCAAGACATCGCCAAGCTCAAGCGTGAGATTGCCGAGTACGACGGCAGGGCTAAGGTGGACAAGGCTAAGAGCGAGATTGAGGGCTCAGAGAAGCGCATCAAGGAGCTAAAGGAGAAGATTGAGGATGCGACTAAGAACGTTTCCAGCCAAACCAACCTTACCGAGCGACGAAAGACGCTCAAAGCCCTGCGAGAGAAGCTTGAGTACGAAGAGGAGCAGTACAAGCAAAAGCGCTCATTCTACGGCAAGGTAAGCGACAACCAGCTCCTTAGCGGTGGAAGCCTTGCGAGCCTCACAGACAAACAGCTCTCCGCTATGCTCCAAAACATTGAAGGGGCTAAGAAGCGCATCAAGGGTAGCGTGAACACCAAGTCGTACCTATCTGGCTCTATCCTCAAGGGTGCGTATGATGAAGCTGGATGGGAGGAACTTGTGAGACGCATCAAGAGCGAGCAGGAAGCCCGCAAGAAGCCCATTAAGTCCTACAAGGAAGCAGTCACCGACCTCAAGAAGGAGGAGGAGAAGGCGAATAAGGAACTAAAGGCGTTCAATAACCTCACGGCTCAACAGCTCAAGCGCAAGAAGGAGGAGGCCGTCAAGAACGGCAACTACAATTGGAACCCCGACGAGGAGCGAAAGCGCCTCAAGGAAGAGTACGACCTCAAGAAGAAAGCCCGAGAGGAGTACGAGAAGGGCGCAGGCGAGACGAGCAAGAAGGGCGGAAGCCGTAAGCACTCAAAGGAAGAGAGCGAAGCCCACACCAAGGCACGACAAGCCGAAGAGCGCAGACAGCAAGAGGAACAGCGTACACGTGATCTGGCACGCTCCCGCAGAGACGCTGAACTCAACCTTGAAGCCGAGCGCATAGCACTTATGCAGAATGGCTTCGCTAAGGAGATGGCAGAGCTACAGCTCCAGCACAAGCGCAAGATGTCCGCCTTTGACGACCAAGTGCAGGAGCGCCTCGCCAAGGTACGTGACGCTGAGAAGCTGGAATGGGAAGCTACCCACGACAGCAAGAAAGAGGTCTACAAGCAACGCAAGCTCACCGAAGCCGACCTAAGCGATACCGACCTCAATCAGATACTCGCAGGGCGTGAGCTGGCTGACCAAGCTCTCGCAGAGGGGCAAGAGAAGATCATCAAGGAGCTACGGGATAAGTACCTCTCCTACGAAGAGCGCAAGACCGAAATCAAGAAGCGCTACGAGGCAGAGCGCAAGATCATTGACGACACCTCGCTCCTCCTCGCAGAGCAGAAGACCTCCGCCCTCGTAGAGCTGGCGAAGAAAGAGGCGGACGAGCTGAAGGCGATAGATAACGAGCGCTACGAACACACCCAGCGTACGAACCAGCTCTTTGTAGAGCTCTTCGCACAGCAGGGAGAGCGCACGGTGGCGCAGATGCGCAGTACCATTGCCACCGCCCGTGAGATGCTGGACTACCTCGCCAACACGCCAGCGGACAAGCTGGAAGGGCGCTTTGGTATGAGCGCTGATGAACTCGCCTCTATACAGAACTCCCCCGAGAAGCTCAAGGCTATCACGGACGCTCTGAGGGGCTTGCGTGACGAGCTGGGCAACACCTCTCCGTGGCAGTCGTTCATCTCCTCTATGGAGGACGCACTGAGCCGTGGCAAGAGCGCACTCAACGACTACAAGAAAGCCCGCAGGGAAGCCACCTCAGCGACCACCGAAGAGGAACGAGCCAGCGCACAGAAGAATGCGGATATTGCCTTTAGCCGTGTCGGTCTCTCGGTGACGAAGATTGGCAAGAGCGTGAAGGACGCTACGCCCCTTGTGCAGGATCTGGGGAAGTCCTTCGGGGCTATCTTCGGAAACAGCGCTATGGAGGACGCAGTGGAGGGGCTCACGCAAGCCCTCTCCGACCTCGGGGGCGTAGCTTCGGGCATCGGCTCTATCATCAGCGGGGACGTGCTGGGTGGCATTACCTCTATCGTGGGCGTTATTGGAAACCTCGTGAGCCGTGCGCAGAAGGTAGAGCGTGAGGTGCTGGAGAAGCGCAGGAAAGCCCTTGAGGCGCTCACACGCACGCAAGAGGAGTATAACGCTGCCCTCCTCAAGGCTAACCTACTCTACGAAAAGGGCTCTACCATCTTCGGTGATGACGTATATAAGCGTGCTACTAACTCTATCAGCGTGGCACGCCAGGCGATGGAGCAGTTCCGTAAGTCCGTAGCATTCTCCGACAAGGAGTTAGAAGGAGATGGCGTGCTGGACTTCCTCGGTATTGGCGGTAAGCACGAAGACTTCCCCAAGCATATACGTAAGGCGATGGAGGAGATCCGCAAGCAGTACAAGAACAAGCTCCTCCCCACGCTCAAGGGTGAGTTCGCCAAGTTGCAGAATATCTCCGTCAAGACGGGGAGCCACAAGGAGGGGATATTGTGGGCGAGACATAGCGTAGACGACTACACCACCCTCGGCAAGCTCTACCCCAACCTCATAGACAAGAGCGGTAAGCTCAACGTGGCGCTGGCGGAGTCTATCCTCAAGACGCACGAGTTCAGACAAGGGGGTAAGGAGGCGCTGGAGAATATGCTATCTCTCTACAAACAGAACGAGGAGGCTATCAAGACGATGAACGACTACCTGCACGGGCTGTTCGGCTCGCTGGGTAACGCTATCACCGACTCCCTCGTCACGGCTTTCCGCACGGGAGAGGACGCTACACGAGCCTTTACCTCCAACATTGGCGATATGCTTAACAACTTCGCCAAACAGATAGCCTACTCTTCGTTCCTTGCGCCTCTTATGGAGAAAGCGCAGAAGGAGGTGGCGGATGCTATGCGCCTCACAGGTGGCGAGAACCAGATGGAGGCAATGCTGAGGGCTATGTCCTCGCTGGTGGACGGGGTGAAAACGCAGATACCCGCCTTCAACGAGTATCTCAAGAAGACCGAGGAGATGGTGCAGGCTCACGGCTTTGACCTCGCAGGCAAGAACAGTGACACCCGAAGCGCTACGGCTAAGGGCATAGCCCAAGCCTCGCAGGATAGCATTGACGTGCTGACGGGCTTATGGCACACGGAGGTGACACTCTCAGAGCGCACAGCCAACGCCACGGAGCGTATAGCCTTACTCATTGAGGGGCAGGGCGTGCGCAGGATCCCCACAGCGCAGGATATGGGGCTTGACCAATTCGGCACGGCCGTAGGGCGTATGTATGCTGAACTGCAAGCTATCAACCGCAATACGAAGGTGACGGCAGACGCTACGGAAGCCTCCCGCTTCATCCTCGCTCAGATGGACAGTAACGGCATCAAGATTAAGCGATGAACGCAGTAATAGTACTTGAGGTAGGTAGCAGGGACGCTATCCTCGGTGAGGACGCTATCAAGAACCTATTCGCCCTCCCCACGATGACGGAACCCCCGTCGGTGGATTGGGCAGAAGAGGATGGCGTAGAGATAGACGAGATCACCGCCACGCAGGTGGAGGAGCAGAAGGTAGCTATCCCTATGTACTCACGTGGTATAAGAAATATCTTCCCCGACCTCCTTGACAATAGGACGATACTCCTCGTCGCTGGGGGTATTCAGTTCGGGGAGTTCCGCCCCGTGAGCGTGGAGAACGTGCAGAAGTGGGCGGGAGGCTGGTCTGCCGTGCTGGTCTGCTCACGAAGCGAGAAGCCCGCACCCACCGACAACGTGCGCTGGGAGAGTGGGCTGACGATCCTTGCCGACGTTGCGAGTGCGCCTATATGGGTAAGCCCCGAGAACAAGGGTATTGCGAGCGTGGATGACGAGACGGGGCGGTACTACTTTGCTGGCTCACGGCCATACAAAGCGAAGTACTCCCTTGAAGTGCCCGTACTCATCAAAGCCCCCACCCTGCCCGACCTATGGACGGCACGCAATAAGCTCCTCTCTCGCCTTACGGCACGTGGGCTGAGGGCGATACCCCGCTTTGACGGAGAGACGCTACCTGTGAGCGGTGTGTACAGCTCCTCTACGAGCCGAGATGTGAGCGCTGATGATGACGGCTACCGCTGGACGATTGACATAACATTTACCATAACCAAACTATGATCGAATTGTATGTAAACGGCAAGGCTACGCCATTCCCGATAAGCTCAGAGAGCTACCACGAAGCCAAGGTAGGCGCAGTGTCTACGCTCGTGGTAGAGACGACGTCGGACAAGGCTATTGTCTTCCCTCTCGGCACGTATTGCACGTGGCGGGGTGAGAAGTTCGCCCTCTACACTCCTGCTGAGGTGGTGAAGGTGTCCGAGCGAGAGTACCGCTATACGCTCACGCTCAGCGGGGAGGGGCAACAGCTCGCACTATCTAAGTTCAAGTTCATCGTAGCCAACCCCGAGGACGTGCGTCTGTCGTTCACGCTGACGGGCAAGCCCCGCTTCTTCCTTGAGCAGATACTGCGTAGCCTGCCTGCGGGCTTCTCTATCGGTGCGTGCTTAGAGGCGGAGGCGCAGGCTATCTCCTTCAAGCACGAAGACTGCCTCAGTGCGCTCTCCCGAGTAGCCGAAGCGTTCAAGACGGAATGGCATATCACGGGCAAGACGCTTAACCTCGGCAAGGTGGTAGGCAACAAGGCTAATGCCGTCACGCTCTCCTATGGCAAGGGCAAGGGCTTACTCTCGGGGCTGACCGCTTCCAACGACAGCGAGAAGTCGCCCGTAGGGAAGCTCTTCATCCAGGGGACAGAGCGCAACATTGACCCCACGAAGTACGGAGCTAAGAGCCTGCACCTGCCCAAGGGGCGCACCCTCGCCTATGAGGGGCGTACGTACGTTGTGAGTGCCGACGGGCAGAGCCTCAGCGTGAGCGGGCTAAGCACGGACGGACGCAAGGAGGATAGCTTTGACGGGACGAACATCTACCCCCAGCGTGTGGGCGTGGTTAGCTCGGTGGTAGTCACGCCTAACGGCAACTACGACATCGTGGACAAGGACAACCCCGTGGACTACTCGCAGTACCGCATTGCAGGGGAGAAGGCAACTATCACCTTCCAAACGGGACGGCTTGCAGGGCGCACCTTTGACATCGCCCAAGATAAGGACGTGCTGAAGTACGACCACGCTACAAAGCGCTTCCAGCTGGTGAGCGTAGAGGAGGACGGGATGAAGCTCCCCGAGCCGAAGGTGTTCTACCCTGCCGTGGGGGATAAGTACGCTGTGTTCGGTGTGCGCCTGCCCGACGAGTACATCACGAAGGCGGAGACGGAGCTTCTGGGCGCTTCGGTGCGCTACTTCCACGAAGCTCTGCAACCTAAGGTGACGTATAAAGCGGAGCTGGATGGACTCTACGCACAGAAGAATTGGGGCGCACTCGCCCCTAAGCTCGCTATCGGTGCGTACGTCCGTCTTGTGGATACGAGCCTTGACATTGACGACCACGTGCGCATCACGGCTATCCGCACGAAACTCTCCCAGCAGTACAAGCCACAGATAACGCTCTCCAACGAGGTGCAAGCCCCCAGCCTTGCCGTCTCTCTCGGCACGCTTGAAGCCGAAGGGGTACAGCAGAAGGAGGAGGTGCAGGCGGTGCGCAGGGAGGTAGCACGCTCCTATCAGCAGGCGATGAGCCTCGCTGACGGCATTGCCGACGAGGTGAGGGCGGGCTTTGGCGACAGCATTAGCCCCATCACCGCCCGCACGATGCAGTTAATGGTGGGGGATAAGTCGTTGCAGTTCGTCTTCGTGGCTTCCCCCACGGCTACGGGCTCCGTAACGCACAACGTCACGTGGGACGAGAGTAGAGGCATCCTGCACGCAGATAGGGGCTACCTCCGCCATATGACGCTCGGCATCAATACGCTCAGCGCAGAGCATAAGCCCAGCGAGTATAAGACGTGGACGCTCCCCGCCTACGACTATGCAGTGCGTACCGACCAAAAGACCATCCACCTCTACGCCAAGGTAGAGCGCAACGGTGCAAACGGGGTGTTCTTCGCTACTGACACGGCTAAGGCGATGGAAGCGGAGGCGAACTACTACTACCTCTACCTCGGTATGCTCAGCCAAGCTCCCAACAGAGCGTTCACGACCCTCTACGGCTTCACTGAGATACTGCCCAGCCAAATACGCACGGAGCGCATCACCTCGGCTGACGGAAGCACATCCATCAACCTAAATACAGGAGAAATCGTGAGTGACAAAATCAAGTTCCGCCACCCCGACGGTGGGGAGAAGTCCTACCCCTCGGACTACCTGCACGAAGCTATCCACGAGGGTACTACGGATATTCAGGGCGGTGTGGTGCTGAGTACGCTCGTCGGGGCTAAGGACACGAGCGGGAAGATCCGCTCCTACATCAGCGGTAAGGCTGGTGCTCCTGCCCTCGCAGCGGGCGTCAAGGGCTTAGAAGAGGGCAACGAGACGTACCAAACGGCTATCCACCACGACGGGAGCGCAGACTTCGGCTACTTCCACATACGCCACCCGCAGGGGCAAGGCGCAGCAGGCTCCCACCTCTACCTTGAGAACTACCGCTACAGGGACAGCCCTGACATTGAGAACCCCTACGCAGTGAAGATTGGCGACACGCACCCTGACCTCAAGGTGATCAGCCGAGGGAAGCTGACGGAGGACGTGGTCGTAAATCTCCCCGAGGTTAAACTGACGGGGCTTTATGGGAGAGACATTCTATTCCACCAAGCGCCAAGCGCCAAGGAAGTAGAGGTTATCATCCAGCCACAAGACCTCGGGAGATACGTCACAGCCTCGTCAAAGGTCGACGTTAGGCTTACCTTCATCGGGCGTGTGCGCTATGGACATTCAAGTAAGGGCTTTCTTGCGGTGAGTGCGTCGCCTTACCCAAGCTATCCCGCCTACTCCCCCGAGGTACGTCTATCCCCCGCTGGTGGCTCATATTCATTCTCGGGCAACGTCAACCCCGACGGCACACTGTCCTTCTACCTCATCTTCCGGGGCGACTATGTGGACAGGGAAAGCCAGCTGAATGTGCGTGCCGACATCCGTGTGACCTCAGACAGCCGACGAGACAGAGGCTCGTACCTCACGCAGTCGGGCTTCCTCGTCTTCCACGATGCAGAGCACTACATCAACGCAGACCGCTCTCGCCTGCCCTACGTGGACGCTGTGAGCGGTGCTATCCGCAACGCTGGCAACGTGATGCTGGAGGTTGCAGGGGGCTTGCGTGTTAAGGGCGCTATGGACACCTCGGGTATCCTGCTCGGAGGACGTGTGAGCGCAGGGAGCGCCTCCTTTGAGTATAAGTATGGCGTACGTGCCGACGGGATGACCGTCAAACGCACGGGGCGTGGTACGTTCCTCGTCACGCACAACCTCGGCCACACGCGATATGCTGTGTTCTGCATGGATGCGCTGAGAGACTCACGCTTAAGTGCGAAGTACGGCAATCTGACCGCCAATTCGCTTGAGATATACACATTTTTTTCTAATCAGCCGTACGACGTTGACTTCTCCTTCACCATCATAGGCGACAACTACTAACCAACAAACCATAACCAACCAAACCAAGAGACTATGAGTATTATCGACATCTTCGATCCTGACGCCTTTTCTAAGACGGAGATAACGCACGCAGCGGTAATCGGGATCTTCTGCTATGCGAGTGTGA